ACCATAACTCTGCCCCGCCAAGTAGGTCTTGTATATAAACCTTACGATTTGTGCCTCTGGCTCGTAGATTTCGTAGTTATGGTCTTTTATTCGGTAGCCGTAGGTTTTTACGCACGGATACTTTTCTTGCTCTATTCGCCGTATTTTGCCCCACTTTACCGAGTCGCTTAAATTCTGCGAGAAGTCCTCGGCTACGGCTGCACTCATAAGCAGTCGCATTCTTGTTCCTGCTTGGTCATCCATACTGTTTAAGTGGTCGTTTTCGAATATGATGGGTATTCCCTTTAAGGTTAACTTCTCGACTATGTTTAAGATGTCCACCACGTTTCGTGCGAACCTTGACACCGATTTGACGATTATAATGTCTATCTTTCCGTCCATCGCATCGGCTATCATTCGGTTGAATTCCTTTCTCTTTCGCATACTCGTTCCCGACAGCCCCTCGTCCGCATAGATGCCTGCAAAAATCCACCCTTCGTGCTTTGTGATGTATTCGGTGTAAAACGCCTTTTGCGACTTGAAACTCGTTTGTTGTTCTTCGCTGTCGGTGGACACTCGGCAGTAAGCGCACACCCTTTTGGGCAGGCTATTTTTCAGTACGTCGATTCCATTGACGATTTTCTTTGTGGGTTCGATCACCCTAACATTTGGTGCTAGCATAGATTTGTACCTCTCCTATTTCATCTCTTTCTAGGTAATAATCAATTACCTCTATGTCGGCTGTGTAGCCATTTTTGAACTTATAAAGCAGTCGGTTCTTTCCCATCACGACTATCTGCTCGACCATTTGGTTGAAGACCTCTTCGTCAAAGGTTTCCATTTTGTCGTACTTTTTCAGCAGTTCATCGCAGAGGGTTATGTTGTTATTCCGAGTTACGACCTCGATGTTATGCTTTGTGATTTGTCTTTTCCTTTTTTCAAGGGCAAGCACTTCATCGATTATAAGATTATGCTGATGGGCGAGTTCGGTGGTCATCGTTCCTTGAGCTTCCATCGCTAGGTATATCTTTTCCTTGGCTAGCAAGGTTTGTAATCTCATATTGATTTCCGCCGTTTCTGCATCCTCGAATACCGCTTTCTCTCCGCCCATTAGTACGGTTTTCATTTTGTTGTAGGCATAAATAAAGGCGTCCTGCAATGTAAGTTTATCTTGAATCCGATTCCTACACGCATGAACGCCTTTCGTTTTATTCCGTTGACATTGGTAACCTTGACTTTTTCCCATATCTTGGTTACGGCATTTCGGAAGTCTTCGTTGGTCTTCCATAGGTAGGTAACCACACCGACCACCGCTGCGATTGCGGCTATAATCAATCCGACTTTCGAGAACAGCATTGACCCGACTTTCATAATCGTGCCTATGCTCCCAACGAGTTTCCCGACTACCAAAAGGAGCGGTCCTATCGCCGCAGCCAAGAGTGCTATGGTTACGATGTTTTTCTTCGTCCCCATAGACAGCCCCATAAGTTTTGCGGTCAACGGCGAAATATACTTTTGAATAAACTGTCGTATTATTGGAATAAGAACATCGCCGAACGATATGGCGATTTCCTCCAACTCCGATTTCAGTATTTTGACTTGACCTTGTAAGGTATTGAGCTGCGTTGCCGCCATATCCGATGCCTTACTCGTCCCCGTACTGTAGGTGCAACTTTTAACGGCCCCCTATATCTTGTGTCTTGACTGTGATTCTCATAAACCTCGGGTAGCTCATTATCAGTTTGTTCTTCGTTTAAAACAAGCGGAACATTCCCTCCGCCTGTTCCCATTCGAGAAGTGAGCGTTTGAACTTTGCCATCCTCTGCAATTTTTACTCGGCTGTCCGTAGGATGGTTTTCCAATGCCACCGCTGCCGGGACTTTCCCCGCTCGTATCGTGGGTGATGTTTCTTCTTCGTAGCCAATGCTCCTGGACTGCGCTGAATGCTCGGTATTGAAACCCGCCGCCATAACACACGGAGGATGGTGCGCTTCTGCGCGAAGTGCCGCAACCTTGTCTTTGGTTACGCCCATTCGGCTTCCGCCTTGGTCGTTGAGAACCACTCCGTTTCTGCCAGAGGACATTCCGCAGTTCACACCGAGCGTTGCTTCAACATCGCCCGTTACGCTTCCGTTATACCCATCGAAGCCTGCCGCTCGAGCGCAAGTTTCAGCACCTCTGGCAGTTCCTTCCCTCGTATCGCTGCTCTCCGCAAAATCCCTTGACACGCCTTCGGACTCAAATAGTATTTTGCCTGCACATTCGCTTCCAAAATCTGCGACAAGGTAGATTCTGCGACGTCTTTGAGGGACTCCGAAGTATTGCGCATCGATTGTGCGCCAGGCGAGAGAGTAACCGTTTCCCACGATTTCTCCCGCATAAGTCCACTTCCCGTCTGCAGGTTCAGGTATAAGTATTTCTGGTTCTTTAACGGAGCAGACTGCTTCGAGAACCGAGCGGAAGTCTTGTCCCTTGTTGGAGCTGAATGCTCCGGGGACGTTTTCCCAAACAATGAACCTTGGATATTTTCCATTTGTTTTACTCCTCATTTCTTTGATGATGCGTATGGCTTGGTAGAAAAGGTTTGACCGCTCTCCGTTTTCCAAACCCGCACGTTTTCCCGCAACAGATAAATCTTGGCAAGGCGAACCGAAAGTGATTATGTCCACGGGTTCAACCTCGCCACCATCTATCTTGGAAACATCCCCGTAGTGCTTCACATTGGGGAAGTGCTTATTCGTTACGGCAATCGCAAACGGCTCGATTTCGGACTTCCACTTGGGTTCAATGCCGCAAAGCACTCCCCCAAGCGGAAAGCCACCCGAGCCATCAAACAGACTGCCCAGTGTTAACTTCGTCATTTTCGTTTAACTCCTTCACGAGTTCCTTGTAAGGTATCTGCTGTCCGCCACGGATGCAGTAAACGTTATCGGCATCGTTGGTGTTCTCCACATACCTGCGAAGAATAACCGATGCGTACTTTTCGTCAAGTTCCATCGTGTAGCAAATGCGGTTTGAAAGTTCGCAAGCCATAAGTGTGGAACCACTACCACCGAAGGTATCCACTACGATTGCGTTCTCTTGCGTTGAGTTCTTCAACGGATAGGAAAGCAAATCAAGCGGTTTACTGGTGGGATGGTTCTCGTTGCGCTTTGGCTTTTTGAAGTTCCAAATCGTGGTCTGCTTTCTGTCGGAATACCAACTATGCTTGCCGTTCTTCAAGAACCCGTAAAGCACAGGCTCGTGCTGCCACTGATAATCACTGCGACCAAGAACGAGCGAGTCCTTAACCCAGATGCAACAACCCGCCAAATGGAAACCTGCGTTCTGGAATGCGTTACGGAAATTCAAGCCTTCGGTGTCAGCGTGGAAAACATATCCCGCCGCCCCCGGCTCTGCGTGTGCGACCATATTCTTGAAAGCCGCAAGCAAGAAGTTGTAAAACTCCTCGTTCTTCAACGAGTCATTCTGTATCTTCAAGCCACTCGAAGATGTGAACGATACTCCGTAGGGCGGGTCGGTCAAGATAAGGTTCGCCTTCTTGCCATCCATCAGAAGGTTGACATCGGCTTCGCTCGTTGCATCACCGCACACAAGTCTGTGCCTTCCGACAACCCACACATCACCACGCTCAACGAAGGATGCCTTCTCCAACGCTTCCGTAAGGTCATAGTCATCGTCTTCAACCTCGGCTTTGTCTTCCGCAAAGAAGTCTGCGAGTTCCTTTTCGTCAAAACCCGTAAGACCAAGGTCGAAGTTCAGACCTTCCAACTCCTGCAATTCTACACGCAGAAGTTCTTCGTCCCAACCCGCATCAAGCGCCATTCGGTTATCCGCCAAGATGTACGCTTTCTTCTGCGCTTCGGTGAGATGGTCAACGAACACACAAGGCACTTTCTTGATGCCTTCCGCCTTCGCCGCCATAACTCTGCCGTGTCCGGCAATAATGGTCAAATCCCTGTCAACGATGACGGGATTAATAAACCCGAACTCACGCAGCGAAGAACGGAGTTTCAAAATCTGTTCTTGACTGTGGGTTCGGGCATTGTTTGCGTAAGGTATTAATTTGTCGGTTGAAACGAGTGTCAGTTCGCTAGTAGTTTTCATCAGACCAACCCCCACTCTGCAAACTTCTCAAAGCCGCCGAGGTCGGTGATGAACTCCCTAGCTATCGCCACGATTTCATCATAGGGTTTTCCGTCAATGTACTCGTCACCGATTGCACAGCACAGTTCAACCGGCACACCCGTTTCTTGCGCTTTGATGAACGCATACACATTCACGCTCACATCCGCTTTCGAGAGGTCTTTGCCGTGCAAGCCACCGCCCGTTACGCTGTCCGCCATATCCGAGCCGAGCTTGCGGTTGGTTGCACCCGTGTCAACATCAGTGCCACCAAACCAATCTCCAAGCGGGTTGACTTCTGCGTTTTTATACTTGCTCGAAAGCTCTGCACTTCTCGCTTGGCTCTGGCATATGATGAGCCTTTCGCCGTTCAGTATGTATTTCCCGTCCGTAGGGTACGCAGCATAGATTTCTCTTGCCACCCTTGCGAGTTCTTTCTGCTCCTTGGTAAGCGGTACACCCCTGAATATGCCGTTGTCACCACACTTGAAACCATCTGCCTGGTTGTCTGCGAGATGCTTGTCTTGCGGCACTTCAACATAGTCCACTGCGATGTTCCCGGCGATGCGTTTTACAAGGTCTTTGACTTCCGACGTTGCCAAGCACACCGAGCTTTCCGCAATGATGTGGCACTTGCCGTGTCCTATCAGAACTTCCACCGCAATCTTGGGGTTCTCCTGGTTGTTGTACGCAAGGTCAACTATCGCACCCGCAATACGGTCAGCCACCTTGTCGGGATGGCTAGGGTTTACTTTTTCAAACATTTTTACTTCCTCCTGGTATTAAGTAATCTTTCCATCAAATCGTCCTGGGGGTTCGCACCTGAATAATCAACAGTGCAGTTGTCCTTGACGATTTGATAAATTTCATTCCATTGCCTTATGGCTTGGTTCATGTATTGAATGCCGATATTGATGAACGGCGAAGGTATCGGCTTACCCGTTGTCGGATGCCTACCCAACATACCGAGTTGGTTCGTCATCTCCTCGCACTGAATCCACCTTGCAGCACAGACCGCGTAACGCTCGATAAGTTGCGGTGAAACTATCGCCGTGCAACCTATCTTCTTCAACCACTGCCAAGTCTCCGTGTAGATTTCCTTGGCTTGAAGTTCGCCGCCATCTCGCTGCTTGGCGGAAAGGAACTCGTGAGGCTCGGGCATTACCACACCTTCCGTGTCGGGAATATCCAGAACCTTTATCGATTTCGCACCACCATCCGCAAGTTTATCAATGACAGGTTTCGGCTTTCTGCCCGCACCTTTTCTTGCACCGCCTTTTCCGCCGATGTTATTCGATTTTGTTGGCACAAAGCCACCTCCTTTATCACGCAAATGCGGATGATTTATTGAAAAATTGCAGGGTTTAATTACCCTTTTGATTTCAATATTTTTGCGTAAGAAACCCCACGCCGATGCCCAAATAAAACATCGCAGAGATTTAACCGCCCCTACCCCTAACGCTCGGAAGGATGGCGGTCACCAAGTTCGATATGGATTTTATTGTGGCAACTTCTGCACAAACTCATCAAGTTGCTGTCTGCGTTTGAACCGCCTCGGTTGACGGGTAAAATGTGGTGGACTTCTTCCACGGCTGTCAACCGCCCTTCTGCAAGGCATCTCTCGCAAAGCGGATGTGCTTTGACGTACCTTGCACGGATGCGTTTCCATTCCCTTCCATACTTCTTGTTATGGTTGGGACTGCGTTGATATTTATTATAACTGTTCGCTGCCTGGCTCTTGTGCTTCTCGCAGTAGGTTTCGTCCGTAAGGTTGGGACAGCCAGGGAAGGCGCATGGTTTTTTCGGTTTGTGCGGCATTCTGCCCTCCAAAAGAATGCGCTAAAATTTTATGCGCATTTCATTGCATAGAAAAAGGCTCGTGAGTTTTCGCCCACAAGCCTCCGTGTGATTTACCACGATACCATTTTAGCATAAAGGAATGTACCACGCAAGTTCCATTGATGTTCCATTGATGTTCCATCGTGTTCCACTCGTGTTCCACTCGTGTTCCATCGTGTTCCGACTTTTGCAAAAATAAAAAAAGACCGCCCTTTTTGAGCGGTCTACAATAAACATCTATGCAACTTATCATTTCTTCGTCAAAAAATTGACGATTGCATCTACTATTTCTGGATGCCAGGCACTTTCATTTAATGCTCTATTTCCAAATATCGAGAACTTTGCACCTTCATCGGTAGTCAACCATCCGTTAGCATAATGAACTAACAACCCCATTTTTTCCATTATCTTGTTTAAGGCGTTTACACTTTTAACATCAAATCCTTTGTTTTGGATTTCTTTAACGATGTCTCTTTTATATAAATCACCCTTAAAATTAAAAGCCATATCGTCCACCTTCCATTTACTGTTTTACCTTGGGAACGCCATCGACATATTCCCATTCGCCTGCCCAGTGTAACTCGCCTTTGAAACCATAGTCCCAATCATAGCCCAAATCTGTGCCTTTCTCGTGTTCGAGAAAAATGTCGGTCAAGTTTGCGCAGTCATTGAATACCGAATCGTCCATTCCTTTTACGCTTTTTGGAATGACCACATATTTCAAGTTATCGCAACACAAGAAAGCCTGCACATCAATGAAAGTTACGGTCTGTGGAATTCTCACTTCGCAAATATCGCTCAAATAAAATGTGCGGAAGGAAATCTCCTTTACTCCCTCGGGAATAATGACGATTTTATCCTTTCCCTTGTACTCCTGTAATATTCCTTGGCTGTCAATATCAAAATCTTCAATGTTGCTCATCTGTTCACCTTCTTTCCTTGCCATTATAGCAGATATCGGCTCAAATGTAAAGGCTTGAAAAAGCAAAAAAGGCACCGCATAACAGATTAAAAGGGTTTCCCCTTCGCCCCTGCCTCAAACGGTGCCAGTGCTATTATTATATTCATTTTTGCTTGCCTTGTCAATTCTTCGGAACGTCGATTTTTTCCAATGCCGCTTTATGCCAACGATTCGCCGTGGTTCTTCCTATGCAGAGTTTTGCACAAACCAAACCCCAGTCTAAATCTTGCAAATATCGAAGTATCAACAGCGCCTTGTAATCTTCGTTTGACAGCTTTTCAATTACTGCCGTTATTTCCGCTTGCAAGGCATCTCGCTGTTCTTTGAGCTTGTCAACCCTTTCTTCAAGTTCGAGAACCTTATGCACCATTTTGGTGAACGGAGCTTCCGTGCTGCGAGTTCTGCTTACTCTCGGCTCATCGTTTGAGGAACTTGCCGTAGAGCAAGCTGCTTCTCTGTAAAAGCCGATATTCATCTCTAGCTTTGCTATTTGTCTGCCAAGCACTGCCGCCTGCGACAAGTATTCCTCCTTTGTCATTTTACTGTTCTAACTCCTTCAACTTCGCTATGAATTTCGTTTGCGGAATAATCGATAAATCGAGAAACCATCCGCTTTTTGCAAAGTCCATTATGCGACCTTTTTCCTTTTCGGCTCTCGTCCGCATAAGTGACCCCTCGGGATAGGTCTTACAAATTTTCACGCACTGCTTATAGTCGGTTAATGCTTGCATCACTATCGCTGCCGCTAAACCCCTAACTCCTACGCTATCCATTGTTGATAACCTC